TGGACTATCCCAGTATGTGTATTCGATAGTAACTTGGAATTTTTCCAATGAATCATTATCACCGAATCCTAGTTGATTACCTTGCACATCTGTAGGGAAACAATTACGGAAATTATATGTTTTGATGACATTATCGTTACGGTCAAGATGGTCAACACCCATATCTACTGTGTAGAGTGCAGGGTCTTGAACACCAGTGTTATCACGCACGTTATTGATATAGTGTGACCAGTTATCAAAAGCATTACGCAATGTAAAATTCATGTCATTAATAATTGTAACTGTCCATGGTTGGAATGTACGGTCACCTGCAAGAGGAACTTTACGACCACGATAGAATGCTTGTGCTACGCCAAGTGTTGCAGATGGTAGAACGGTCGACTCACACAAAAATTGTGCTGCGTTTGTTGCTGCCCCACCGCCTTGAACTGCCGCAGGAAACATTAGGCGACATCTAAATTGGTTAGGACGTGCGCCACCACCAACTAGGGCTGTTTTGAATGCTGAAATATCCATTTATTTTCTCCGATTAAATCTTATTGGCTAACCAATGTTGTAAATTGGACATCGCTTCTTGTGGCTACAAATGTCAACGTGATGTTATTAATACTACGTGCTGGTTTAATGTAGATTTCCGCAACAAACTGATTCAAATCAATTACATTAGCAGTATTGTTTGTAGAATCGCAACGTACCATGAAATCTGTTATACCACGCAATCCTTGTACATTACGCAAGAATGGTTCTACCATATTTTTAAATGATGCTTGAGTGAATGCATCATTGAATTCAAACAATTCATATTTAGCAGCAGTGGCAATAGATTTTTCCAAAATAATAAACAAACGGCGAACATTGTATCTATCAAATGCAGATGCTTTTGTTGTACCAGTTCTGTCGCCATACAAAGTTGGACCTTGATTTGGGAAATTGATGCAAGCATTGATACCCAATGGATACATAACATCACGCTGAGATATGTTTGGATTAAATGCAAATTTGATTACATTATTGATACCGCCACGAGAGAAACCGCCTGGTGAATACCATTCTTGTGCAATATTTCCAAGACGAGCCGCGATACCCGCTGTATCACCATTTAATGGCACCCAACGATAAACGCGATTGTATTTGTCGTAAACGTATTTGTATCCAGTATCCCAGAATGTATATTGGGCTGCTAGTTCTCCTAATCCAACTGTTGATTTACAAGTTAACGCTTCTTGCTCTGGAGTAGTATCCGCATCAAAAATTGGTTTACCAAATCCCTTTGCAGTATTCCACACAGAAATGTATGTCATGTTGTCACGGCGCCCCAAAGATAATTGTTGAGCACAGTATTGGATAACCGACACATCGAATCCACCACCAACCATAACATGTCCGATATTAATCAAATCTTTGTTTAGGAATTGTGAGTAAGCTGTTTGCACTTGTGAGAAGGTAGCTGTAGTTCCAGCTGCACCGCCAGACAATTTATTTTCCAACGAATATTGAACATATGCAGTTGCAATGTTTGTTGGAGAACCAACAGAACCGAATGTTGCTTGACCACTAATAGTAAATGTAGTTCCTGTTGCACCAGCAGTTACGTATGTTCCAGATGGAATACCAACACCAAATATTGTTTGACCAGTAGATAGTGTTTGTGATGCAGTAGTAGTCAATGTACCAGCAGATGCATAACCAGTAAATGTACCAGAACTTGTTGCAGTAAATCCTGCAAAATTTACACCAGTAGTGATATTGATTGGTGTTCCAACAGAACCAACTGTTTGGGAAATGTTTACTGTAAATGTAGTTCCTGTTGCACCAGAAGTTACGTATGTTCCAGATGCAATGCCGGGACCATAAACATATTCACCTGCTTGCATTGTTTGACTTGCAATTGTAGTCAAAGTTGTTGTTGAGATATAACCAGTGAAAGTAGTATTATCAATCAATGATGATGCAAAAACTCCACCTGTTGTATTTGGGTCTAAATTATTAACTGTAGATGTACAAGTTGGGAATGCTGCCATCCAAATATATTGTGATTGCAAGTTAATAGCTGTTGGGGCATAGATAGAATTTCCAGCAAAGTCAACTGCGTCAACTGCTTTTGAAAGACCATCATAGTATTCCAACATTGTAAATCTAGTTCCAGTAATATTACCAGTTGCATCAAAAATACCGATACAAACTTCGTCATTCTTGTTTGTTGCATCTGGTTGTCCTAGTGCAATATTGGATACATAATTTGATGTACCTGGCGGACCAGTGAAGAAAGTATCAAATGTAGTGTTATTAGGCATCACTTGAATTAATGATTGTGCCCATGCTTGGAATGCTGTCCAGTTTTTAGCGTCAACAATAAACACACCAATATCATTACCAGAAGGACTTGCTGTACCCGATACTGGACCGCCAGGATTTTTGGCTGCAAATGGACCGATTGCGGTTAAAATTGATGATACAGTTACAGAAGAGACATAGTTAGTAAATGTATCTGATGTGTCAAATAGATATCCTGTACCAGACCATGTTGAATTTAAAATTCCTGTTGGAGCCGCACGACAAACATACAATGAAGATGAATAAGTCAGGAATTGAGATGCTGTGAACCATTCCAAATAATTTGAAGAATTTGGTTGTCCAAAAATCTTTACTAGTTGGTCTTCTGAGGATATCAACACTGGAGTATTAAGAGGGCCATTGGTAAATCTACCAGCGATAGCACCCGCTGCTGTTGATACTGTTGGGATAATACCAGAGTAATCATACTCTAGTACATTTACATCTGGGCTTACATAACTCATGGGATACCTCTTATATTAACTATGTTTGTTATAATTCTGTTTATTATTTATTGATAGACGTATTCTGTAATTCTTTTGGGATTGGTTGATTCTGTATATCTTTTATGATATTTTCCAATTGTTTTGCATACGATGTTATATCTATCAAATCACTTTCTAATTTACGAGCAAGAATTCCATTACTTCCATTTGAATCACTACTTAAAATGGGTCTTGCCGGCAAAGTTATTTTTGGTGGAGTCCAAACTGGTTCTTTTACTATTTTGACATCACACGCACATCCAGAAAGGAATATGCAAAAAATGCACATACTGATAATTTTTTTCATGGTAACACTCCAGTATTCCATGCATCGGCAGTTTTTTTAGCGACAATGGATAACTCGTTCATAGATTCATCACAAGTATTTGGTATGGGTTCTTTGTTTAAAAGAACTTTATATCCAGCTACTTTATCTGACAACACGCTATTATTTAACATGGTTTTATTTAACGCATCTTGTAAAATTTTCACTTGTGCATTAACTTCATCAATAGCGGAATTCTGTTTTTTAACATCAACTACTAGGGATGCTATTCTGTTATTATCATCAAAAATGATTGATTTTTGATGTTGAATTTCAAGGTGTTGGAAATACATTCCTGCCAAAGCTAAAATCACAACACAACCCCAAAATCCAATTTTTTGATATATCGAAATCAGAATATTTTTAATTGCCAACATCCATAACATAATCAATCCTTTTATTTTATTCCCAATACTCTTCTATTTGCAGCGTGAGTTATGGGCTCATGATGTTTATCTTTATCACCAGCCAACTTTTCTTTAAATGTTGCACCAATGTCTAATTTTTGCATCTTTTGTTGTTTTTCATTTCTTTTTCTGTAACCAAGACCCGCATCTTTTTCACTATTCAGTGGATATTGTTTCCCTGTCGGGTCAAATGCAGAAACACCGGATGAAACTCCGCCTTGTGTTTCTGTTATATATTCCTTAAATGTTTTGCAATGTTTTGACATATTTTTATTTCTATACTTATGAGTTGCAATTCCGATATTCGTTCTGGCATACGATTCAAAAATACAAGATACGTTTTTAATTTGGACCAGTGTTCGGGTCTAACTTTAAAAAATAACATTTTTGTACAAGTTTCCCTATCAAACACATTATACAAATACAGAATATTATTCAAAGTCAATTTTACAAATTCGTCACTACAATCTTCCGAATTCATTAATCTTTTAATTCCAGAAAATTTTTTCACATCTGCATTAAATTGTTCCAATGTGGAACATTGTGGATTGTGATAAGCTGAAATTGCATGTTGTATAAAATTATTATCTGTAATCACGAATATCTTATAATTATTATTGATTCGTTATATTAAACGGTAGAGAAGCTGACCGCGCCTGTTGCTCCAAAATTACTTACTGCAATCCATGTTGGCGTTCCGTTAACTGTTATGCAACGCAATAATGCAGTTTGTCCGGTTGTGGTAAATGTTATAGTATTCCATCCCAATGAATTTGAATATGTACTAGTTTTAATGTATACAGTCGTTCCAACAGGAATTGATGAAATAGCTATTAATTTGTATTGACCAATAATACCATTACCCAATGAGAAATAACCCGTTGTAGTCCCGGTTGGAACAACA